CTGATTAACACTACAAAAAATTATTCCTTAGTTTTTCAGTTTTTGAATTTTCTAAACAAGTCAATTAACTTACTAATTGACCCTGAAATGCTTAAATTTGTACAGTCTTCATTATATCATGTGAGGCATGATGTGGTTGTTTATACTATTGCTAAATCCTACAATGTTGAAAATTTAATTGAGCAAACTTTTAAAGAAGGATTTTTTTTAAAATGATTCAGAATCAGCTTTACTAAAAACACCAGACATTATTCTTAATAACGGAGACAATTTTAAAGTTATTGAGATTACTGTAACAACAAATTCTATACAAGCCAGACAGCAAAAACTACTTAAATATCAACCGATTATAGATTATATTAAACTAATTAAACCCAAATATAATATTGATTTCAAGGTAGTTTCATTAACTGCAAACTTATCAAATATGGCGACACAACTAAGAGATTTCTCTGTACCTAGCAAGTTATTTTTTTTATTAACAAATACTATTTCTACCATCCAAGAAGTTTTATATAAAATTAATGCCTATATAGGGACATCTTTTGACACATCAATGCCTAAACCAGTAATTATTGACTTTCAGAGCAAGCATACACAATCTATTGAAAATAACTTAGAAAAAAGTATTTCTAGCAATAAACTATCTCAAGTTTTAAATTTTACACTTAAAGATATAGATACAGATGTAAATTACTTACCTAATATAGATACTATTTCTGACCTCAATGGTGCTTTTAAGAAAATTAAAAATGATTCAATTAATGGTTATGATAGGATGAAACCAAAACCTACTTTTCACTTTGTATTAGATCCTAATTTTTTTGTTTTTCCAGATAAAATAAAACAGGAAGAAGGTGAGGAGCAGATAAAATTGAATGAGGGAGAATTAGCTTTAAATTTCTTAAGTCAGTTTTTTGATGATATATTAGACCCACATGAATTAAGTTCTTCATTTACATTTTTATTTAGATTGGCTCAAAAAGCTAATAATGTTAAAGATGATGAATTATCAAATCAAATGTTTTGCAATGGTTTTGTAAAAGAATACCCTAGACAAGATTTTGAAAAAGAAAAACATGAACATTTTGAAAAAATTAAATTATATAAGCAATTTAAAAGGGCTGACGAAAAACAAAAATTTAATATGATGAAACAAGCACAGTCTAGTTTTGAGGAAAGAAAGGACCTTGGAAATATAAAAGTTTTAAGTATTGAAAAACCTTCTTTTGAAAGACCTAAGTTTACAAGCTACTTGCAAACAATAAATGAAAGATATGGGATTGATAAGAGTAAACTTCATGCTCAATATAAGAAAGCTATTCATTTAAACATAAATAAGGCTGATGTAAAAGCAAGATTATTTTATGTTAAAGCTGGAATCAATGCAAAAAAGGAGAAAAATTTTAAACAGAAAATTAAATTAAAAACTAAAAGTTTAACCTTAGATGACCCTATTATTTTCAATGCATTTGAAGATTTTTTTGAGACAAAATCACACTTAAACAAAAATCTGAAATTCAATTTCCCAGAATTTTTATTAAGCTCTCATCATATTGGTGATCATGATGTTGTTACACAATTAAGAAAACAATGTCATGATGAATTCAACCCATACCTAGATTATTTGAGCCAAATTCCATTCTTTCATATGGCATATAGATATTCATTATTTGCTAAGGAATTATTTATGTTAGGTTCTTTTATGTCTCGTAAAGGTCAAATCTATATTTTTTCAACTGGCTTAAAAAACATTTTTTGTATTGTGTTAGGACAATCATTAAAAAGAATGACTGACCCTGGAGTTGTTTTCTGTTTTGCAGGATATGTTCCAAAAGAAAATTTAGAACAAAGGAAATATTTTTCAGAAGTTTTTGGAGACATAGATTATCACGAGACTTCAAACAATATGTATTTTATCAGTAGTTGGAGGAGGCTCAAGAAAACTAAATTGGCATTTATTTCTGATGTTTTCTATTCTGTTTTATCTAGTAGTTTAATTGATTTGTGTAAAACAGATATTAAAGATTTGAGTGTCAACCATATCAAAGAATTTTACAGTATTCGAATTGCTGTAGGTTTAAATTCAAGTCAAAAAAATGCAGAAATGTTATTAGATTTTAAATATTTAGCGTTGGGTTCATTGTCTAAATATGCAAATTTAAAAGAACTATTGCCAGATAAGTTTGGACCGATATATCCAAATCATTTCAGTGTTTGGCTTGTAAATATTTTCTGGAATTATTGTCGAAATATTATTATTCAGCGAAATTTAGGTGTTTCATTTGTTGATTTAAAAGTTCCTGTCTTTTCTAATGAAACAAGATTAACGGGTTCAACAGGAGGCAAAATGAGGATTCCAGGGTTTTGGACCTCTGAATTTTTTATCGAATCATTTGAATTGTTTTTATCTAGTCTTCACACTTATGTTCATTCGCCTAAAGAACCCAATTCACTTTTCTTTGAGAATGTAAAATGCTTGAACACAATTTTGAAATTTAAAAATTCTTATGAAAAAGCTACAATACAAAGGCAATGGGGTTATTCTAGTGCTAATGACCTAAAGATTTTGTTTCGGAATAATGATTTTGGTTTTTCTTCAACATTTTTATATGAGGCAACTAAAAGTTTTTTTGAAGATAATAAAATTGATCATTATAAGATTTTAGATAATGATTTATTTAGAATTCCTATAGCACATTTCACTTCCACAAAAGCAAGTATCTTATCAAATCATCGGGCAATTGACAAGCATGATAGGTTAAAGGTTCATGATGCTTTAATATTGAGAGAAGATATTCAACATTTAACTTTATTAGAATTATGCAAATTTACATTAGGGAAAGATGATTATTACCCTTTAAGTGATATGTGTATTAAAGAACAGTATGGAGCCAAAAGAGAATTTTATGTTCTTGATATTGAATCAAAATTTTTATGTAAAACACTTGAAGAATATTTTAAACTTATATGTAAAACTATAGAAACAGAATGCATAAGTGTTCCAGGTGACTTAAAATTACTGAAAATGCAAAAAAATGTCAATCAGATCATCAAACATGCTTATTATAACAATCAAAATGTTTATTTTATTAATGGAGACTGTACAAAATGGTCAGCTTCAGAAGTTATGCAATCTTTTCAAACAGTTTTGTATGCTCAAAAACAACTAATGCCTCCATTTTTATATGATTTATTTATGCATATTTGTGAAATTTGGAAAATAAAGGAGCTACAAATCCCAAGTGAAATTTGTGAAAAAATTAATATAATTACAGAAAAATCGGATTATTTATTTGCATCAAACGGAAAAAATTTCAGGTTAAAATTGGAACAAAATTTTTTAATGGGTTTATTTAATTATTTTTCTTCTTTAAAAGCAAGTATAATTTATAGTTATGCAAAAAAGATTATTGAAAGTCATTTACCAAATGTTTTGTTGTTGCATTTGGAACATAGTGATGATTATTTATGGTCTATAAGTTGCAAGCCAAGTCAAATTTATTGGATCAGAACTAAAATAGCTAAATTTATGAGGCTCGGTAGTATTACAGACTCAAAGAAAAAGACTACCGTTTCTACTTTCTATTGTGAATTTGTTTCTTTATTTAGTTTTAATGGTCATATGATTTATCCTATTATTAAAAAAACTAAAGAGGTCTCTAGTGCTTTGACAGGCGAAGGTTTCCAGTCAGACACTGCTGCTGTGGCTTCTCGAACTTCAGAATTGGTACGGACAGGTTGCACAATGACTGAGGCATTAATTTTTCATAAAATACACAACTGGCAACTTGCAAATCTATATTCACTTTTACCTGGTCAAAGGAACTTTGATAGTAAATTTGATGTATTTAAAAAACCTGTAGAATTTTTTGGTTTATCTGAAGTTCATCCTCTATTATATTTTACTAACAATGGTGATGTTAATAACTTGAGGCTTTACTTTTATGAAAGAGCAGCAATTAGTTTCTTACAAATTTTAATGAAGCCAATGGCTCTTCATGAGGAAATGGAACAACTAACAACAATGGACAAACCTAAGTTCACTTATATTTATACTGGCAGAAAATTAATTAAAACCATGTCTAAATTAAATATTTCACATGAAGAAAATATTAATTTTTTAGAAAAACACCCTGTTTTACAATTTTACAAACCTAAAAGTAAACACCTACTAATGCCATATCTAAAATCCTTTTATTCATTAAAATCTTTTCAAAAGGCATATGAGCAAACAGGCCGTTACCAAATTTTAATTAGAATTGCATATTTCACTTCAAAAAAATGTGTGACCTTCAGCCATTATGATGGTAGCAAAAGTATTAGAGATTTTATAGATTGTATCCCTATTTTTTTAGCACAATCTTGTATTTATGAAATAAAGGAAGAATTCTTAACAAATGGTGATACAGCAGGTTCTATATTTTATGGGCTTTTGAAGGCATCCACATTTAAACGTGAATACTTCACTAGTCCAATTCGAAAGCAACTAGTGGCAAATTATTCACCCTTCCTATACAATTCTTTAAAAATTGACACACCTGCCTCATTGTTGCTATTAAAAAAATATGACTCAGATTTGTTTGAGTTAGAGGATATTAAATTTTCTAAGAGGTGGGATATAGATTATGATATGCAAACATTAGATAGATTGGATAAGTATTTTACAAATACTCCATTAAGAGAAAAAATAATGATTATTTATAAAAATCTAACTGCTTTTAATAAACCTATTAAAGCTATGATGTTACCTTTTTCAGATAGAAGAGAATTATTAGATTTTTATCGTAGTATGTTAAGAGAACAAACTAGCAACTTCTGTAAAATTTATATAAATCAAGTCCAAGAAATTATCTTTAAAAACCCTATAAACAGCAAAATGAGGATGTTTTATTTTAGAAACAAGGAAATTCCCTTAGAAAGAGCATTGATGTTAACATTGTTAAGCATTTATTCTATGATGAAATTCAAAGTGCAGTTTTAATGAAGATGGATTTATGTCCAGATATTGATCACTTAAAAGAATTTATGTCAATGTTCACTTACTATTCTTATAAATATTTAAAAATTGGAAATAATGTTAGAGGTAAATGGGTTGGTGATACTATTTGTGATTTTATTGTTAATAAGTGTCACTCGAAG